CGCGTTTCAACGCGTAGACACGATCCTTGAAGGCCTGGGGGTTGGGGATGTGGGTGTAGGTGCCCGCGAGCATGTTGGCGATGTACAGGCCGCCCTGGTATTCGAAGATGATGTGTGTCGCGTTCATATGTGATATCACGCTTTCAAGGTCGGTGATGGCGGCGGGCTTCGTGCCCGTCGTCGTGGTTGCTGTGGATTGTGCGGCCGCGTACCGCAGGTAGCAGTTCCATGGGTAGTTGTAGTAGTTGCGGATGTTGGTCTCGTGCCCGGTCTGGTCGCCCCCGGATCCGTATGCGGTGCCGTGCTCGCTGATCGACGCCTGGGCGAGCTGCCCGTTACCGAGGTAGACGGCGACGTGGTGCACGTCGTTCAACAGGATGTCACCCGCCCGGGGGCTGCCGTTCGCGGGGAGGCGCTGCCAGCCGCGGGCGGTGAGCTGTGCGCTCATATTGCCCGTGTACGTCGAGCTGCCTGTGTCGAATCCGGCCTCCCTGAGGCAGTGGATCACGAGGCTGGAACAGTCCGCGTTGCCGCCCGGGCGAATGTTCCACCGGTCGGACTGCGAGTATCCCAGGCTCACATCACGACACCAGTACACCATCCGGTTGATCAGCGTGGTGAGGTTCCCGGCCATGTCAGGCCGCCGTGACGGTCGCAGCGGCGGGAGCAGGAGCGGCGGTCACGTCAGTACCGGTGGTGTCGGTGATGGTGGCCGCAAGCCGCGTGATGTCATCATCGGAGACCTCAGCCGCCGTGGAGGTGTCAGACGCGGCTACCGGCACGTCCGGCTGGGTGACGGCCGCCGAAGTGGCCGGGTTTGACTCGGCCGGCGTGGCGGCCGCGGTGGCCGATGCGGTGGTGGCAAGGGTGTAGGCGGTGCCGATCGAGTCACCCGAGGCGATGCTGGTCAGCAGGGACACCACAGCGGCCAACCCGGCCACGCTGAGCAGCTGCACCCAGTCCGTGCCCAGCAACCCTGTGGCACCGGCCGCGAGCACCGCGACGGCGGACTGCGCGAAGGTCTTAACCGCGCGGATGATGGCATCCTTCCAGAACGCGAGAGTGAAAATCATGATATTGCTCCTTAATTTGGGGTATGAAAAAGCCCCCGGCGATTGCCGGAGGCAGATGATGGGAAAGCGGTAGGGTTTATCAGGCCGCACGCCAGTGGTGGTGGGCTTCGAGGTACTGTTCGGCCTCGCCCATGATCCAGCATTCAGCGTGCAACCTCTCTAGTTTGGCGAGCTCGTAACGCACCTTCACGCTCTGATCGCCGGGCTGCTCCATCAGACTCATCAATGTGTTCTTGATAGTGTCCTTTTGGATTTCGCGCAGTTGGACCATCACCTCGCGCGACTCCTCCCAATGCCGGTTCATCGCACTGTCATACGGGAGACGCCCGGGATCCACATGCGCATACAACCATGTGGAGAACCCAGCCATCGTGGACGGGAAAATCTTGACAATCAACCCCACCAGGGCGATGAGCGCGGGCGCGGACAGCAATCCGCCAAGCAAAGAATCAAGCATGATGCCTCCTAGGTCAGCGGGTAGGGTCCGATCGAGAATTCTGTCCAAGTGATACTACCCGGGTAGAGGTTTCGGCAGTTGATAGCGCCTGATGGGCTCAGGAACGCACCACCACCTGGGTTCGCTGCTCCGCCGATAATAGGAGAGTCCGACGCTGGTCTATATGCTGCTGGTATTGTCCCAGCGCCATAGGGGTTACCTTGATTGGCGCTGATGCCCTCAATGCGTCCAGATATGGTACACATGCCGTCTATTACTCGCGCATACATGGTTTTATAGCTTGCTCCCGATGGCAGACCGGTCATCTGCGATCTGATGTCAACCCATCCGGTGTCGTAGCCATAGCGCTTCCCGTCTATATACACGCCACCATTTTCATCTGATGCCGCTGCGCTGCTGCGAATATTGATGAAATCGCCATACAAACTCGTATGCGATATGCCACTCTCCCTATGTACATTGAATTCGGCTTGTTGAGGGCTGCCCAGCCATAAATCACTAATGAATGACGTTCCGGATTGTGCTGATACGCCGAACAACTGCCATATAATACTGTCGTTCGGGTCTTCCGTATCATCATATGAGATGAGTCCGCCGGTTAACATATTCCCGCCGGTAGCTGGATTCTCTACAGTGACGCTCTTTAATTCAATCCTAGAACCAGACGGTGCTGTAGCAAACCCACCAACAGCCTGCACTGTGCCATCAGCCGAGTTAACACGGAACGTAACATTTCCGCTAGCGTCATAGGCAGTAATACCAGCACTGTTCATGACTACTCGCGCACCGCTTGACGCGGTCTGGAACAGGTTCGAGATTATGATGGCTGCGGCGAGGGAGCCGACATCGATCTCATCTGCTTGTATCTCACGCACCAGCAGCTTGTTCAACAACGCCTCCGAAGCGGTGACCTGGTCCGTCGTGACCGCACCATCCTTGATTTGCGTGGTGCCCACGCTGCCTGCAACGAGTATCTCGTTTGCAAGAAGAAGGTAATCGGCAAAAGAAGAACCGTTCCACACTTGGATACCGACAACATTTTTGTTCGAATCCAATTGGAACCACAAGTCACCCTGTACAAGTCCGGTGCTTGACGGTTGTGTGGCACTGGGGATGATCTTGTTCTTCCCGTCAGCCGTCGTCTTCGCCGCCTTCGCATAGGAATACACGCTGCTCAGCTGCACGTCCGTATAGGCGAATGCACCTGACGAGTATAGGACTTTCTGCGTCGTATACAGGTTCAACGTCGCGGAGTATGCCGGTTCGGTGATACTCCACGGGGCTGGTGGCGTGGCGATTGCAGGTTTGGCCGGAGCTGAGGATGCAAGCGCATAATATGGCGTGATGGACGACACGCCAATGCCATCATCCCCGGGATTGCCCTGAACTTTCACCCATGTGTATGCGGTTGGATCTGTGCTGTCAGCGCTCGTACCGTCAGAATAGGTGCCCATGTAGGTTCTGGTTCCAGCATCGCTCGTACTGAAATTGGTTGAGCCGTCGGCACTGTCAGACCATGCGGTGTGGAAATATGCTGGTGTACCGTCGTCGCCTTTGAATTGGCCAACATCGGTGAAGCTGCCTGAACCCCAAACATGCAGATGACCATCGTCCGCAGTGATATACCCATCCCCATCAGATGCAGTAGATGGCAGTTCCGACGCTGTGGAAACCGTACCCTTTACTGTTACAGAGGTTCCATTCGCTCCAGGGTCGCCCTTGTCTCCCTTCAAACCCGGAGAACCTGTATTGCCAGTCACAAGCACCGGATCCGTGGTGTCATAGTCACCACTACCATACGATACGATAGTGCGAACCCAAATGTAGGTTCCAGCAACCCAAGTCGGTGCTGTGTTACTCCAACCTGTCGTTGGTGGGACATTAGGGTCGGAATTCTGCGCGTACTGCGGCACATAGTTGGTGACAGTATCGTTCTGGGCGGCCTGCGCTGCCGTCAGTGCGGTATTGGATGTATCAACTGCCTGACTAGCTTTGTTGATTGCATCCTGTGCATCATCCTGAGCTTGCTGCACTGCTGAAGCTTCAACTGCGCTCTGCACGACCACGGTCACAGGGTCAGACACTACCGATGCGTTAGGAGTGCTGTTGCCATTCGCATCGTGCGCGTCATCATAGGCGATAGCCGTAATAGTAACCGTATCCCCCGCGGTCAGCTCCGCTGCCGTGACTTTCCCAGCGGCCTTGAGCTGCCCCATGTCAACGGTCTGAGAGCCATCCACAGCTATGAACTGCACATGGTCGAAATCGGCGGGAATCCCACCATCCAGTGTGCCGTCCCACGTGACCCAGACCGCGCCGTTATGCGACTCGGCACTCAACCCCAAAGGCACGCCCGGCGCGGCGGTGTCCCCCACCCACGGGGCGATGCCCGAACCACCGGCACCCACGCCCATGATCGTGCTCGTGCCGTCAGCGTTGGGGATCTCGACCGTGCCCGCGTTGCCCGTCAACTGGCGAGACGCGATACGCACCGCGCTGTTCGCGGCATCCAGGGCGAGCGACACATCGTCACTGCGCGTGATATCCGGATGAAAAGCCAATTGAAAACCTCCTAGAAAATCGCGTCCATCACATCGAACTTGACCTTGACCTTGCTGGACTGGTCGCCGCTCATCTCCATGAGACGGGTCTCATAACGCCCATCGGGGAGCGTGGGGAACCCCGAAATGTCCAGATGGAAAACCTCGCCCGGCCAGAACGAGCCCAACGGGTGAAGCAGCGTGTTATTGGAATCCGTGTCATCCACGTCGATGCTGCCCGTGAACTGCATCGCCGTGACCTTGTTGGCGTTGAGAGCTGCCTGAACCTTGGGTTTGAGCACTCCAAGATTCGCAGCGTCGGAATCTGAATAGGTCATCTCGCGCAGGATCGGCGGGTCCATCGAACCGGTGATCGACGTGAGGTCCTCGGCCAGCGTGGTCAGTACGCTCGCGTCGGTGCCCGCGCCCGTCCCGTACACGCGCTGGTAGGGCAGCGCGTAGCTGATGGTCAGATCCTCCAACGATCCACCACCGGGGAAACTGTTCAACACGAGCGGCGCGTGATCCATATCCAGATAGACATCCGCGTCGGAGCCGGCCAGGAACCGGCAGCGCACATGACCGTCATCCGACCAGTAGGGGCGGAACGTCATGTCGGGGCCGCCCTGCACGTTCGCGATGTTCGTCAGCAGCGATTTCACGCCCAGATTCTGCACGTTCCACGCCTGGTAATCCGTGCGCTGATGATTGCCCGGCTCGTTCATGTACGTCGCGTCGAACGGCAGCACGCCACCGTTCTTCCCATCAGTGGCCAGATCGATCAGATTCGAGGCGAGCCCACGCAGCGACAAGCCGGTCCAGCTCACCGTATCCGTGGACCTGGTGTCACGGAAAACGCCATCGCGGATCGCATAGCGTGAATCCAGCAGGCTCATGGGCGAGTAGAGCGGGAATGTGGTGTCAAGCCACGTGTCCTCACGCTCCCCCAACACACCCCATAGGATCGGCGCGCCACGCCTGTCGGCCACGCCGTCATACACCCATGCGGAGCACAATGCCCTGCGACCCATGCTCAGCATGTGGTTCAATTCGGCTGGCGTAGCCCGATGCGTCAACCGCCCCTGATCGTCGTACTCGTCGAACTGGCTCCACGGCAGGGTGAGGTTCGACGCGTCCGCCTCGCCCAGGTTCTTCGCCGTGGTCGTGAACCCGAAATCCGACACGCTCATCTGCCACGCGAACGACGGGATGTCAATCGGCCTGACGATCATGCCGGTACGCGCGTCGGTGAGCCAATGCCGCCAGCTCACTGCGCCACACCACGGTCGAACACCTCGACGGTGCGGATCCCCCGCCACGTGAACCTCGGCTTGCCGGTGTTGCACTTCGCCTGGATCGCGATCGTATGCTCGCCCGTGGTGAGGTTCGGCGTGAACGAGAACTGCTTGCGCTCGTAATTCGAGGGCACCGATATCTCGTCCTGACCGTCGGAGACGACCGTGCCATCGATCAGCAGCTGGATGTAGTACGACGATTCTGTGCTGCCACCGGAACCACTGGCGCGCGCGGTCCAACGCACATCCACGAGCCTGTCCGTGGGCACGCGCACCGTCGCCGCGACCTGCGTGTACCAATTCGAGTTGTACGACTGCTCCTTCGTCGTCGTGTTCGCGGCATACCCGATACGCCCGAGATCGCTACCATACGGGATCGCGAAATTCCGACTCCCATTATCCGATGCCGCACTCGTGGCCGACGCCCCCGCCGGCACGAGCATCTGTTGCACCAGCAGGCCGCCCGCGGGCAGCACGGGCGCGGCAGGGGACGCGGATGGAGTGCCCTGGACCACTAGGCAATGCACCTGATTGTCCGGCGTGCCAGTGTTCGCCAGCAGATACACCGAGTCGATGCGCGGATACGTGCCATCACCCGCACTCACCGCGTCCTCAGTCACGCCACCAGCAAAATACGCCTCCGTATACCCGTCAGCATCCCCCATCGAACACACGGCCACACCGGCGGACACCGCATAGTACAGGTCACTGCGACCCGACACCTCGAGGCCACCGATCACCCCCGTGTTCACCCAATGCCGTTTGATGATCTGCCGATGCGTCAACGGATCCACACCATTGCCATCAGTGTCAACGTCCACTCCGAGCGCAGTAGTCATAGAGCCTCCAAAGAAAAAGCCCCGCACGAGGCAGGGCAGATGATTGTTAAAAGAGAGATTTAGATGTAGGTGTCGCGGCACACTGCCGTCACCCAGCCAGTACCCGCACTCATCAGCCTGAGCGACACCGAACCATCCGCCGGAACCGTAGGGAAATCACGACGGTAAAGACCGCGACTCACATCCACGCCACCCATCGAAGCCGTCTGCGAACGCGAATCCAGAATCAAAGGGACTGCACCTACCGCACCATCATATTGGAGTGCATTACCACCCCACTGGATCTGCACCCCATTCGGGAATGAGCCGGTCACCGTGAGCACCGGAAACGCTTTCGAACTGCCCTGATTCAACAGCAACGCCACATTCGACGCCGCGCCAGCCGTCCCATACCGCAAGCCATACCGCAAGCCGGCAGACCCCACCGGATCCTGCGCATCGCCACTGAACCAGTCAACCCCCAGCGTCTGCAGGGTGGCGTAGTCGCTCGACGTATATTGCGCGAACCTTTCCAACGTGACCGTCTGCCCGACACCCGAGCCGCCCGAATCGCTGCCAACGATAAATATGGCATGATCGCCTACGGTGTCTATAGCCCACCATCGTTCACCCTCATCGCTCTGTTTGAGCAGCGACGCATTCTGCAATGTGGTGCGGATTCTAGTGTCAGCGGAAATCTTGTAATAGACGACCGTACCGACCGGCAGATCTGATGGGAGGATGCTGTAGATTGCCGAAACGTCAGCGGCGGTGCTTGTGTATTTCCACTTGTCACCAATCTTGACAGAAGTGCCGTTAACCATGTAGTACTGTACGGTCGCGTTCGGTGCCGCAAAGCTGTTCGTCGCCACGACGACACCATCCTGCGACAGTGTGCTCGTGGACGCATCCGCCGCCCCCGTCCAGGCCTTCACGTAATCGCGGAACCCGTACGACAGGCCCCCCTGCTGCACCGACACAGGAAACAACTGCGTCTGCAGCGGAGACCAGGCCAAACGCTCAGGACGCGGACACACCACGGTGAGAGTGCCCGACTGGAACCGCTCATTCCATGCGGAACCGAACTGCGGGCGCACAAACCCAGAAACAAACGTATCCGACTGGTCATCCACAACCCTCAACCTCACCGGCAACCCATTCGCACCGGACACACGCCGAACCGCATCCAAAACCTCGGAACGCACATCACCGATCGCAGTGAAATTCACCGTCACCGTGCGCGACGCATAGAGTATCGCATCAGACGCAGCATCATGACCACCATTACCCGACGCACGCTCCGTCACATCAACCTTCAGATCAGGCGCACTCCACCAACCCTCAATGCCGCTGTCATTGACAATCAGACCATCCGGGCTCACCGTGCCTGCACCATCGAAACGAATCTGGCTATCCCCGTAATACAGGACCGCATACAACGGATTCATGTCACACCCCCATCAACGAAGTACGGGCAGACGCAGCAGCCGTGCGTCCAAGAATGTTCCCATTCACATAAGGATTCACCACACCCTTATTCGTAATACTGATATTCTGATTCACGAACGGAGCATTACTCGATGCTGACGTACCGGAACCAACAAATACTGAACCGTTAGCATTTCCGGAATCGAACCCGAGTTGATCCGTCAAGGAGCCCATTTGCCGGACGCTGTTACGCACCGTCTTCATCGAGTCCTCGATACCAAGAGCCATACCAGCTCCGACCATGTAGCCAACCTGAGAGCGGAACACGCGTGACGGAGAATGAATACCGAGCACGCCCTTCGCCCAATCGAGGGTTTTGTTGCCAAGCTCGGTTATCTTGTCCTTGAGCCATTTGAACGCGCCGCCGATACCATTGATCATGCCCTGGATGACGTTTTTACCGACGTCGTACAGCCAGTCGCCAGCCCCCTTCAACGGCCCCATGATGGCGTCCTTGATGCCACGGACCTTGCTCACTATGTTTGCGATGAACCCTCCTACTGAACGCACCATCCCGTTCCAGATCCCGGAGAAGAAGCCGCTGATCGACCCCCACACGCTGTTCCATGTATTGCGTATGCCGTTGATGACGCCTGTGATAATGGCCGAGATGGTGTTCACAATAGGTGTAACGAATCCAACCATCCCATTCCATGTGCTGACGAAGAAACCGCTTACCGCGCCCCAAACGCTGTTCCAGGTGTTCATGACACCATTGATCACACTGGATATCACGGAGCCGATGGTGTTGATGATCGGCGTGATGAAAGCCACGAGCGCGTTCCACACACCGATGAAGAAGCTACTGATCGCACTCCATACCGTGTTCCATGTGGCTTGCACCGCGGTCACCACCGTGGTGATGACGTTCTGGACCCACGCGATGATCGGGGTGAAGAACGCGACCAGACCGTTCCACACGTTCGTGAACACCGAAACGATGCCGTTCCATATCGTCACCCAGATTGCGGCGACCACGATCAGCACGTTCGTGATGATGGTTTTGATCGTGTTGAAATGCTGCACGATGAAATTCACTATCCCGGCAATCGGGTTGATGAGGAAGAGGAGCGCCTGCCCCCAACCGGATTGCAGGAACGACCCTATCCAGTTGACAGCGGTCTGGAAGATGCCCGTGATACCCGACCAGAGATTCTTGAAGAACCCGGTGACCCCGTTCCACACGTTCGTGATACCGTCAGCCACGCCCTGGAAGAACCCGGTTACGCCGTTCCACGCCCCTTGCACGCCCGATGCAGCGGAATCAAATACGCCGACGATTCCAGACCAGAGACTCTGGAAGAATCCGCTGACCTTCTGCCAAGCCATCGTCAGCCAGGAAATGAACCCGGCCCATATTTTCTGACCGGTCTTGGTCTTCGTGAAGAACCAGGTGAGTCCGGCTACCACCGCCACAATCGCTGTCACAATCGCGCCGATAGGATTAGCGGCAATGACTGCTCCCAAGGCCCGCCAAACAGTGGAGGTCATGGTGGTTACGGCGTTCCACGCGAGCTGCGCGTTCTTCACCAGACCCATGCCGCCCGCGACGCTTTTCAGAGCCGCACCGAACCCGCCGAGCTCAGGCATGAGCGTAATGAATTTGATGACACCATTAGCGGCACCGGTGATACCGGACAATGCGCTGGGAATAGCCGCCAGTCCGGAGCTCACAGCCCCCAGACCTTTGGACGCGAGAACCACGCCTCCGATACCGGCAGCAAGCGGTGCAAGCCAGTCGGCGTTATTGCTGACGAATGATACCGCTGCGGAGATGGCGTCAACCACGCCGGAAAGCATGTCGATCACTGTGGGAAGATTCTTGACCACAACCGATCCGAGTGAGCCGAACGCCGCTAACAGTGGTTGTAGTTGTCCAGCCGCTCCCGACAGGCTGCCCAGCAATCCTCCAACAGAGTCGGAGAAATTCAGTATGGAGTCACGCATGTTCAACAGGAAATCGACCACCGGACTGTCTTCTTCCACATTGAATGCTT